CTACTGTTCAGCGGCAACCTTCATCTCACTGATCCACGTTTGCAGCGCCCTCAGTTGCTCGGCGTTCTCGTGGCAGGATTGATAGTTGGCGGCAACGGTTCCGGTGACGGCAGAGAGCGCAATGCCTGCGGCGGCCGCATCAGTATCTCGGGCGGGCTCGGGCAGCTCACCGGCGGCGGCAGCGTCGTGCAGGCGCACAAAGCCACGGTTAATAGTGCAAGCAGCATCGGCTTGAACGGGCACATAGACGGGAACCTCCTTGATGATGGTGTCGCCCTTCTCGCGGATGACGCGGACGCGGTCGACGTAACGGGTGACGATCTTGACGGTGGCCTGCGCCTGCTGCTCACGGATGGCGGTGACCTGCAGAGCCTGCTTCTGGACGGCGGCGTCCCACTGGGCCTGAATGTGGCCCGCGCCCTTGATCCAGCCGAAGCCGATCAGGGTGGCCGCAAGCAGGACGAGGGCCAGCCAGCGGTACGGCCACGAGATCAGGCTCATGGCCGTTCCCCGATGCACTTCCGGTACTCAGCCTCGCGCCGTGTGGCCAACCCACCGCATAGGTGCGCGTTGGTGGGCAGCGTGCAGTCTTTACCCTGGAAGAAGCGCCAGCGCAGCAGCTCGGCGCAGGCTCCCGAGTAGTCCTCGGCGTTGAGTTTCCTGACCAGCGTGGACTGGCAGAACGCGCGGCTGCCGACGTTGTAGGAAAAACTCACCAGCGCGTCGTACTCGTGCTGTGCCAAGGGCACGGTCACGCACTGCTTGAGCGCCCCCTCGAATTGCTGCACGTCGGTGAGCGCTCGAGCCAGCGCCTTCGGCGGCGTGGTGGTGTCGCCCAGCTTGACTCCGGTGGTGGTACCGAAACCAATGGTCGGCACATCGCCCTTGACCGGGATCACCGCGCGGTCGGTGTATCCCTCGTGCAGCACGATGCCGACCAGGGCGGCAGCGGACAGCGTCAGTCCGGCCACCGTCCTGCGCATCGCTGGTGATGGTGGCCGGGTCATCGGTGCATCTCCGGCTGCGCCACGATGCGAGCAACGGTTGCGCCGATGCTGGCGGCAAAGGCCAGCAGCACAAACGCGCCGCGCGGCAGCACGTCCCCGAACAGCGGCACCACCACTTCCGCCGCCGTGAAGGCAGCGGCCAGCAGCGAGAAGCGGATGCTCCAGGCCCGTCGCAACACGCGCCGCCAGTCGTCCAGCAGGCAGATCTCCGGCTTGGCGGTCATTGCACGCCTCCCATCAACTTCAACTTGATGGCGGCCCCCACCAGCAGCGCGGCCAGGATGCCGGTGGTGATGACCTTGACGGTGGTCTGCCACGCAGTGCGGCGGGCATCGCGCCACGCTTCCAGCAGATCGCGCAGTTCGTGGATGTCCTTCGCAGCACTGCCGTTCTCCAGCCCGAGATGGGCAAGGCAGCGCTCGGCTCCGCGTTCAGCGGCGCGGTCGAGCAGTTCGTCGAAGTCCTCGCGTCGCAAGAGAAGCATGTTCTCGACGAGCGCTGGCTGTTGTTGTTCGATTTCGGTCATATCGGTCTCCAGAAATGCGAAACCCGCCCATTGCGTGAACATCTGGGCGGGCTTCCGGGGGGGAAGAAGATGGGAATTCAGATGGCGATGCCAGCGCTCCAGCCAGTGGACTTGTAGGCCGAGAGTTTGGCCTCGTCCTCGACGTAGCAAAGCCAGCCGATCTTGGGCACGTGGTACTCCCAGGCATCAGCGATGCGCACCGCGATCTGGTTGGTTTTGCCTGCCCACGCGCCCGTGGCAGCGGCAGGCACGAGGTAGCGGTCGCCGTTGGCGGGGCTGGCCGGTGGCGTGGCCAGGTCGCGGTCTTTCACGGACAGGCCGACCACTGCGCCGATGCGCTTGAGATTGGCATCCATGCCGGTATCCCAGCCGCTTTCGCCGAGTGTCCAGCCGTAGTTGAGCCCCAGGTTCGGGTCGATTGATGACATGGTTTATCTCCAGAGATTCGAGGCTTGGCGAATACGTCGGACAGCGTCCGGGTCGCCGGTACGATGACTTTGATGCGGATGCTGTCGCCAGTGCCGCCCAACGATGGGCAGGTACAGCACGCCGCCGCGCCTGGCCACCATCAGGGTCAGCAGCCAGTCGGCGAAGTTGTTGAGGTCGATGGTTTCCTTGAGCACGGCTTCGACGACGGAGCGCCGCATCACGATCAGGCCATGCACGTGGCTGGCGCTGTTCGCGTGCTGCCAACGGCTGTAGGCCAGACGCCGTACCGCGATGTCCTGGCCGTTTTCGTCGGTCAGCGCCTCGTCGGTATAGGCCATCACGGCTTTCGGGCAGGCATCCAGCGCATCGGCCAGTTGCGTGAAGGCACTGGCTTCGTACAGATCGTCGGGATCGACAAAGGACACCAGTGGCAGCGTGCCTTGTGCGTAGCCTGCCGCGCGTGCCTCACCGATACGGCCCGGAATGCCAGGCAAGACGTGCAACTGGATCGGTGCGTCCTCGAGGCTGGCGATGCAGCCCTCCCGCCATTCGGCAGGCTCATTCAGGGTAAGCAGATGAACATCGACACGTGCTTCCATCACACACCTCCCCAATACTGTCCCCAGCGCAGGCCGTAGCCCGCACGATCCAAGACACGGACCTGGGGCTGCCAGCTGCTCAAGCCATCGCGCTCGGCGCTGATCTCCACCGTGATGCGGTCACCCAGCGCACCTGCATCCAGCGCGGCAGCAGCTGCCGTCCAAACATAGGTGGTGCCGAGCAGCCCCGTTTCCGTGTGCGCCAGCACGTTGTTGCGATTGCGGATGCCCACTTTGTAGGTCACACCCAGTTCTGGCCCGATATCGCCTTCGTCCTGTCGCACGAGGTAGGCGGTCTGCTGGGTGCGGTCACGATGTGCCCACGCGACGTTGAGATCACCGGCCACAACGGCAGGCTCAGCCTGGCCATTGAGGCGGATACGACCGGGTGGATACGGCAAAGCCTGCCGACCGGCCAGCACCATCGGCTGCCCGTTGGTGGCCAGCACAGGATCGCCCTGATCAGTCGACGTGCGAGGAATCGCACCCACGAACACCGATTCGCCCGGGGCGCGCTCCGCACCTTCGGATGCCAGCCATTCACCGACACCGATCAGCCGAGTCCCCGATGCATGTGCCTGAGGTGTGGTGTCGAGCACGCCACGTGCGAGATCGATTGTTGCGCTTGGAGCATCGAAGGCCAGGACAGCGACGGATTCGCGGATTTCACCGTTGCCATCGACCAGATAGGCGTAGTCGCCCACGGTCAGCCTTTCCGGCTGGCTGATGGCGGTCACCGGCACGCCGATGGCATCGGCCTCACTGGCAGGCAAGGCCGCATCGAGCGTGAACAATGGCGCGTAGTCCTCGCTGGCCACACTGGCGATCTCGTCTGCGGACGCGCCGGTGGCGAGCTGCCAGTTCAGTTGCCCCACACCACCGGCAGCGGCCAGTGCACCGACTGCGGCATCGGTGTCAGTCAGGTAATCCAGCTCAGCACGCGACAAGGTGCGCGCCAGTTCCCAGTACGGAATCTCCAAAGCCACGATCTGTGCAGGCGGCAGCGGCTCCAGCGTCGGCTCATCGATGATGGGCGGCGGCGGGGCGAGCACCGCGTTATCCAGCCCGAACACATCTTCCATCGCTTCGATGCGCCACTCAGATGACCCCAGTGTGCCGGTATCGATGCCGGTCACGCGGACCACCATCTGGTCGATGCCCAAGCGCGGCCAGTTGAGCAGGAACACGTCACCGGGCAGCGGCGCGCGTTCCAGCGTGTCGCGTGCCACGGTCAGACTCATCCGGGCCAGGGGTGACCCCAAGGCACGCAGATCCCGCAGCGCCAGCCGTGCGGCCAGCGGCCCGTAGTTGACGCCCGGGTAGTCGCGGCGCTGATTGATCACGCCGCCTTGCAACTGGATCGCGGCGAGGTTTTCCACGGTGACGGTGGTGTCTCCGCCGCTTTGCCAGTCGGTGTAGACCACGGTCAGCTCGTTGGGCAGCTCGCCCCACTGAGCTCGCTCGAAGCGTTCCAGCCGCACGATCTCGTCCGGCCCTAGCTGCGGCAGACTGTCGATCCAGTAGTCGTCGCGCAGCAGTTTCAGCTCGAAAGTGCCTTGCTCCGGATCTGTGTAGAGGATGCCGCCGATGTGGTCGATGACCTGGCCGATGAAGCTCTCGATGGGCTGCTGGCGTGTCCAGATTAGATTCAGACCAAAGCCTTCATCCGACAGGGCCCACGCTGCATTCCAGAAGCTCCAGCCGATGCTGTCCTGTGGGTAGCCCATGCCCCAGTGCGGGTCGGTCAGGCATTGCACCAGGATGTGGGCCGGGTTCATGCCGACACTGATCTCGCGGCCCTGATCGTCGTCCCAGGCGCGCACTTCGGCGTTCCACTCCATCCACGGAGAGTCGTGCCAGCCTGCCGTGAAGCGGCGCACGCGCACCGCCCACGGCTTGATGTAGGGATTGTTGGCGGCGAACAGAATCTGCCGTGCCACCAGTGACAGCACGCCCCGGAAGGCCGGAATGGCGCTGCCGAGGCGCGCCATCAGATAGTCGTTGCGTCCTTGGCCGGGGCCACCTGGCAATACATCGATGTTGCCGACCACGCCACCTTCACGCTCGTCTCCACCAAAGAGCGTGGGCTTGTTGATACTGAGGGTGGTCAGGCCGTGCCCGCTGGACAGCAGCCCACGGTCGGCATCACCCCACGCGGTACGGTCGCCCATCTGGATCTCCTGCACGGCATCGACCGGCCCTTGGCACAGCACCAGGTGCAATCCCATCCGGTAGCGGTAGCCGACGGTTTGCTTCTTGCTGCTGCCACCCATCAGTCGTGCTCCTGCCGGATGCGCGCGTGCTCCACCACCCGCAAGGCCATCGCGTCGCCGGTAGCCAGCAAGGTGTCGGCCGCGCAGCCGTCACGCAGAAAGGCGCGGAAGTCCAGGTCGTGGCGCGCAAACCAGACGCGGGTTCCGTTCACGCACAGGCCCACGGCGCGCACATCGTCGATGGTGACGGTCCCGTCCGTGCTCATTTCTTGCCTCCTTTCTTGCGGATCGGATCGGCAGCGAGATCGCCGTACCAGACCACGTTGGCACCGCGCAGCAGCACGGTGCCGAACACGACGGGAATCGGGCGGCCTTCTTCTGCGGTGGGGGCATCGACGTCGGACAGGGACGCCGGTTTGGGCTCGGGCGGTTTCGGGGCGAGCGCGACCGAAACCAGCGCCGCCACCACGATGACGACGAGGTACCACATGAAAGTTCTCCGGAAGGGTCAGAACACGCCCGTCGAAAACGGATTCTTGTTCGGGATGGCAGGAAAGCCGCCGTAGTTGTCGAGGTTGCCGAAGCGCTCCGCACAGGTGGTCGTGCTGTGATCGCAGCCAACGGTCAGCAACACTTCCGTGCCGGGCTCAAGGGCCGTTGGATAAAGCAGTTCGACGCCGCTGCCGTAGTCGCTGATGATCATGTGGCGCGCACCCTCCGGTGTTTGCAGCCAGCCACCGGCCAGGCCGCCGCTGACCTCACCCGGCACACCGCCATCGAGCTCGACACTACGGCCATACACCTCCAGGACGAAGGCGCTGGCTGTAATCGGCGACGCCCCGCAGGCAGTGGAATACAGCACGTGGGAGCACTTGCGGCTGTAAAGCCTGCGCAGGCCGATGCGCTTCAAACTGACTTGCGCGGACTCGCAGCGGATGCGGGCGGCGTCGGCGTCGATCTCGACGCCCAGCACCCGGCCCATCCAGCGCGTGCCCGACAGCCACCAGTAGTCGCCCCAGGTATCTCGTTGCCCGATGCGCAAGGTGACCGAGGTGGTTTCGCCGGTCAGCGCGGTAGCCAGTAGATGGCGAACCAGCTCGCCGTTGGGCGGCAGCTTCAGTTCCAGCGCCGACTTTGCGGCTTCGGCGCCCAGCGCCAGTTCGTTGCGCTCGATGGAGAGGCTGGTGTACAGCGTGCCTTCGAGATCGACATCGAACTCGTGCGGGGTCAGGAAGAGCTGGGTGCTGTTGCTGACGAAGGCATACAGCTCCACCTCCTGCAAAGGGTTCTGGCTCATGGTCAGGCGGGCTCGTAGGTAATGCGGTCGTTGCCACGCGGTTCGGGCAACTGACGTGCGGTCAGGGTGATCTCCACTAGCGTCGGGCTGTGCCAGTACAAGTCGATGGCGTCGTGGTCGAGGCGGCAGCGCACGAGCCGAATGACGCGGCTGCCTTCGGGCACCCAGTCGTCGAGGCCCGAGCGCAGCACCAGCACACCACCCTGATCCAGATGGCAGGTCGCCGTCAGGGCATGCTGCTGATAGCCGTCCGGATTCACGATCAAGCAGGCGGCGGGGCGATGCCAGAACGCAGAGAGGTCTTTGCCGTCCACACGCAGGAAGCCATCTTCCGGGTCGGCTTCGGCCCTCACCCAGAGGATCGGAGCCAGGCCATCGGGCAGCCAGAAGGCGTTGAGCCGTCCCTGCGCTTCCCATAGGCGGGCGCGCCAGATCTCGATGTCGTCCAGGGTGCTGGCCAGATAGCGCCGCTGGAAAGTCGTCGTCGCCCACGGATCGTCCCGGCGCACCCACGGATCTGCAGGCGAAAAATCCTGGCGGGTGATCGTCGCAAGAGCTACGGCTGTTGGATCGTCACGCCAGTTGCCATCGGGCCAGACTGGAATCTCGTCCAGCCACGGGTCATCCAGGCCATCCGTGTCCGGCATCTGCGCGGGCGTGATCGACGCCGTCACGCTGCCGCCCACTGTCCCCGGCACCCATTGGGTGAGATCCGCTGGATCGACGGCCTTGCCCCACACCAGCGGCATCACGCTACTACCGGCGGCAGCCCTGCGGGCCAGAGGCTCGCCGAGCCACAGCAGATCGCTTTCCACATCGCTGAGTTGGGCAACTTGCCAGCCCTCAGGCGCAATGATCAGCACCCAGCGTTCGTCGCTGTCCCAGCCCTGCACGCCGTCGTAGGTCAGCCGCAGTTCAGCGGCCGGTGGGTCAAAGCGCCGCCAGTCAGCCTCCGATACCGCAAGTGTCAGCGCGCCCTCTTCAGCGCCCTCGGTGAGGTGAAGGGCGTACTGTGGCAGCGGCCACCACGCGGTCTGTCCCAGATGATCAGCCAGCCAGTCGGCCACCAGGGCATCGGTCTGGCGAGCATTGCCCACCTTGTAGGTGAGCCAGCGCCGAGGAACATGGCGGAGTGCCTGCCGGGATTCGTTGCCGCTGGCCAGCCGCGTGACGCTGGTCTGCCACTCCAGCCGTTCGACGATGGGCTCCATCCAATCGTGGCGGAAGGCAAACACGCCGCGTTGCGCATCCGGCCACGGCTGCTCGCCAAAGGCATCCATACCGGTGGCGACGATGGCGCTCGAGGCCGTGTCCCGGCGCAACACTTCGATCAGAAAGGTTGGTGCATCAATGGGTGGCCAGGGGCCTGCCACAGATTCCGCCAGCAAACTACCCGCCAGATTGGGTGGAAGCGGAGCTACAGCCGTTTCCGGCGTGAAGCGGGCTGTGCTCGCCCCAAAGGTGGCGCGCGCGAGCACTTCACTCTGGAAGGCGGGCAGTTCGCCTCCCGGCGTCGGCTTGCTGGAAACCTCCGCGATGTCTTGAACGACGACGCGATCCGTCATGCCGACTCCAGCCCGAATTCAGCGGCATTGAAAGCGGCCTCCGTCCACTGCACGTTGCCGTTCGGGTTGCGCTCGAACAGCGTGCTCTGCCACGCCAGTTGCTCCTGCAGAATGATGTCGGTGCTGACGGCGCTCTGCGCACCACTGACCACGAGCCCTTTGACCTTGCCCAGACCCGCATCGGTCTTGCGCGCCAGCATGGTCAGTTGCACGCCGTAGATGGCGGGCGTGGCCATGACCGGCAGCGGCTCGACATCGAAGGACTGACGCAGCCCCACGGCGGACGCACTGATTGCCGTGGCCTCGTCCTCGTCGCTCACGGCCTCCCAGGCTGCGGTAACAACCGGACTGGCCATCCACTGGTTCAGGCTGCCATCGGCCTGAGCCTGCAAGGCATCGACGCGCACGTCGCCCAGAAAGGTGTTGTTGATCGTGCCGCTGGTGTCGGCGATGTAGAAGTCGTCGACGTCGATGGTGAGCGGACAGCTCTGACCGGGCACCGCGCCCACGAATGCCGTAAGCAGTTGGCCACCGCCCTGGAGGGTGTTCTGCGCCGTCATCTGGATGGCCAGGATGCCGTTGATGCGCACCGACAGAATGCCGTTGCTGGTGCCCTGCGTGACCTGCAGCTCGATGTAGTGCCAGCCGCGCGCGGGAGCACTTGCCACCGAGGTCGAGATCAGCTGGTCGTAGCCGTATTGCCAGCGGTAGAGCTTGAGCCGACCGTCCTCGCCGATTTTCACGAGATGCGCGACCTGCGAGTTGGCATCACGCACGCCGAGCAGCAAGGGTTCGGTGTAGGTGTTTTCGAACGGCACCACGCGGATGGCGGCACCGACGATCAGGCTGGTCTTGGTGGCGTCTAGGTTCTTGACGTAGCCACCACCCGAACCTTCCGGCAAGCGCAGGGCATAGGAGGATGGGCGACGACCATTGATGCGGGTGGCCTGCGGCGACAGATACGCCGCCTTGCCACGAGCGAGCCACGGATCGCCAAAGCTGTCCACGGCCTGCGGGTCGTAGTGGTCGAAACCGTCGATGAACAGAAGTGCCATGAGATTTACCCTTGCAGCGCCGCACGGATGGCCCGTGCATTGCGCCCGATGATGTTTACGATGACTTTCTCTCCGGCAGGCGACTGCAGGTGGTCGTGGGTGACGCCGGGATCGATGGCGTTGACAATGCGCACCGCTTGATTCACCTGCGGCTGCGCGGGTGGCACTTTCACTTCCGGCACCAGACCACCGGCAGCAAAGGCCAGCTCACCACCTTTGAAACGTGGGCCTGCCGACAAGCCGTTAAGCGAGTCGAGGAAGGCCACGCCAACCTGGCGCACGGCGGCCGCCCGCACGACGTATTCGCCTGCGGACAGGCGTGCCGGGATCGAGTCCGACGTGGCGCTGCCGGGACCGGAAACCAGACCGCCACCCGCGAACTTCTTGATGCCACCCAAGAGCGCCATCACAGCGGCAACCATCGCCACCATTGCGGCAATGGCCAGCCCCGGGCCGACAATAGGAATCGATGCCTGCGACGCTGCTGCCCCGGCTCCCGCCTTGGCGGCATCCATCGACACCACGGCGGTGGTCTCAGAAGTCTTTTGCGCGACCTTGGCGGCGCTGGCCGCCGCATCGACGGTCTGCTCCTGCTGGATGAAGCCGAGTTTGAGCGCTAGCATCCGCGCCTGCATGGCGATCCACTGCTGGAACGGCTGGATCACGATCTGCTGCAGGAAGGCGTCGGCCACCTGCTGGAAAATGCTGGCCAAGGCGCTGCGCCAGGTCTGCGCGCCGGTGATCATCCCGTTGAGCGCGCCGCCGAAACTCTCGCCGATGCGGTTCCACAGCGGGGCCATTTCATCGACGGTGAGCTTGGTTCGATCCAGCTCATTGCGCCACGCCTGCACGCGAATCACCGCATCGGGCCCGATGGCCTGCGCGGCTTGCTGCATGGTCGGCAACAAGCGCTCCATCTCGGTGGCCGATTGCTGTTGCAAGGCCACGATCTGCTGGCGAGCCTGTGCCTCGGTCAGTAATCCAGCCTGCTGCTGGGTCTGGATGGCTTCCTGCGCATTGCGCAGACGCTCGGTGACCTGCCGCCATTGGGCTTCCAAGGCCATCAGATTGGCCTGCGCGGCCTTCACGTTGATCAGCCGGTCAACGAGCGACACGCCGTCGGCATCGCTTTCCGCCGCCAGTCGCGCCCGCAGATCCCGGTAGCTGCGGGCAATCGCCGCCTGCCGGTCGGCATCGGTGGCGGTGCCGGTGATCTGCGCCAGTTCTTCGCGCGCCTGCGCCAAGGCGTCGGCCAGTTCACGTTCGGCCTGCGCCGCCGTGCGGGCGTTGGCCTGCTCGATGTCGCTGCGCCGGTTGTTGAGCACGATCAGCTCGGCTTCCGCCTTGGCGACCTCGGCCTTCGCCTTGAGGCGGGGGGGTTCGTCCTTGCCCGTGTTGACCAGCCGTTGCTGTTCCGCGAGCGATGCCTGCACGCGGCGGATTTCCGCATCAATCTCCTGCTGCTCGATCCGCGTCTTGGCGGCGTAGTAATCCTTCAGCGAGATCAACCGATCTTCGAGAGTGGCATCCAGCACCCGCGATTGACGCTCCAATGCGTCCTTGAGGAGCTTGAATTCCGCCTCGACCTGCGCCCGTACCAGGGCCAGTTTGTCGGCCTGTGCGCTCTTGCCGGAAGTGGGTGGCGTCGGCGGTTGTGCGCGACCGAATACGCCCAGCTGCTCTTGTTCAGCCCGGATGCGGCCAGCAATGGCCTGAGCGGCTTCCCCGACGTAGTCGCGCGTCACCGCGTCGCGCAAGGAGCCTGCGAGCGCCTCGCCAAAGTCATGCATTTCCTCGAGTCGGCGACCGAGGACGGTGCGTAGCGATGACATGGTGAAATCACCGCTGAACGCGGCGGCTACGTCCTGGCCCAAGGCCTGTGCCAGTGCCCCGATGTCGGAGAAGGCATTGCGGAAGCGTTCGACGAGGAAGGCTGCCGTGATGCCCACGACACTGCCGACCGCGTTGAACGCGCCGATGATGCCATTGACCATCGAGCGGATTGCCGTGCCGATGGTGGTAAGCGCACTGACCATCACCTCGCGCACGCGGGCCCAGGAGAGTTCGTTGACACCGACCAGTTGCCCAAGGGCGTCGACGACCGCAAGAACCTTCTCGACCACCAGATCCCAGATGGCGACGGCGATCTGTTTGATTGACGCGCTCTTGCCGCCGAACTCGACCACGGCGTTGCGTGCCGAATAGAGCGCGCCTGCCAGCAGCGTCACCGTGGTGACGATGAGGCCGATGGGGCCGCCCAAAAGTGCCAGCGCCCCGCGCAACACTCCTGCCGCCCGCCCCAGCAGCGTGGTGGACGCAACAGCCTGCGTCACGGCGCTACTGGCGGCGGTCGCTTGCAGTCGGGCCTTGGCCGCATCGGCGACCAGCGCGCTGGTGGTGAGGCCTTGCGCGCG